ATACTACCTACAGTTGTGCCGTCTTTAAAGAACTTAGCAATATCACCATCATTAGATGTCCGGTTTAAACTAAGCGGGTTACCGCCATCTCGTGTAATTTGACTGTCGTTGTTAGCGCGTAATGCTACGCCCTGTTGAGAAAATGTATTAGATGTTTTACCGACAAGTACGACTTCTGAACTGTCAATCGTAAGTGCCACTGCGTCTGCGTTATCGTCAATACCTGGTGAGGTAAACGAACCTTGCACAGATACATTAGATGCAAACGTAGTAGCGTCAGCTATTTCAGCGGGAGGTTGTGCTGTTGCTACAGCAGGGCCAAGATGTATTACATATATATTATTTGTTCCAGAGGGGGGAGCAGATGTAAAGGTAATCGTAGTTCCTGATACAGTATATGCTACAGATGGGTCTTGGATAACGTTTTCTACAACTACTCTAACGTCATTTACCTGTGTCGGTTTTGACATTGTAAAAGCAGTAGTAGAACCGTTACCATTAAACGAATCTTTTACAGTAGCTATATAAGATTCTACTGGTGTATTACCTTGATATGGCATTAGGTGATCTCCAAAATACTCAATGTGCTATCGACAGAATTTGCCGTATTAGAAGTAACTTTTAAAATATCGGATGCTTCCATAACAACTTTTTGGTCACCGCCTATAGGAACAAACGAACCACCTGAAGATATTGGCGCATCTTTAATTAAATATACGTTGTTACCGTCATTGTTTTCTAACTGAACACTAACCAGTACTTGTGTAGCAATAATGTTTGCTATTGTAAGACCAATTATTGTTGTCGATGTACTAGAAGGTGCAGTATACACTGTCATTGCTGTATTAGCGTTTGTGCTGCCTCCACCAAAAGTTTTTACTTTAAATGTATTAGCCATGATATATTATCCCAATGCGATTGCTAGAGCTACCGCAGTTCCGGCAGGGTCTACTTGTAAGTTTGTTTGCGCAGCAGATATACTTGACGCGCCAGTACCACCATCGGCTACAGCTAAATCTGTAATGCCAGTAATACTACCTCCGTCTATGTCTACGTTGTTTGCAGCTTGTACAGCTATTGTACCTACGCCCAATGTACTCCTAGCTGCTGTTGCATTTGCATCATCAATGAGCGTTGCCCCAAACCCAGATATAGTAGACGTTTCAACTTTATCACTATTAAGATTATTAAAGTTAGCGTCTACTTCTCCGTTTGTAAGCGGTGAGCCTTTACCCGATCTAGTTACAATAGTTGCCATTAGTTACCTCACGAAGCTGCTAGTGTAACTGTCCATGTAACTTGTAGTGTGTCACCTGAACCTTTGTTAACTACAGCAAATACGGTACGACAAAGCATTGTACCAGAAGAAGCAGCATTAAAAATACCTGCTTCGGTTACTGCACCTGTAGCTACACCTGCGCCAAAAGTAGTAACATATGCAATACTTTCATTGTTAGAGCCGCTACGTGTTGCACTAGTAAAAGTTACACGACTACCTAATTGAGAGCCGAGTGCTGTATTGCCTGCAGCAGCAGCAGTTGAGCCACTACCTAAAGCCATATGAGACATTACATCTGAAGATGCTGCAGTCATACGACTAGTTATATGGCCTAAGCCTGCGTTTACGATTAAATTTTTTAGGTGTCGTTCTTCTTTTATACGACCATTGCTATCAGTTAGGACAAGCGTCAGCTTCCCGGATAGACCTAAGTTTTCTTTTGAGTTCATTGCCATACCCCTTAGAAGGTTAACGAAGTTCCAACATAGTCTGCTGCAAAATAGTCAAAGCTACAATAACCTTGCGACCTTAGACTACCTGAGTCTGATGTATTTAAAGCATCCTGCACAACAGGGCCAATCACCAATGAAGAGATGTCAGACCAAGCAGCACTATCAGCCACACCCTTACTATACAACGTAATAAAGTTTTCGGCAACTGTTATCCCATCAGTAGCTGAATTACTAAACAACGCTGTATATGCTTCTGATACATTTGCAGTATCTGTTTCTATTAATTTGCTTTTATTTAAGGCTATACCATCAGTAAACATAGGTGTATCAACTATACCTTTAGTTATACTAAAGTTACCTAGTACATCACTAAACCCTGCAGAGTCTGATATATTTTTACCCATAGAAAGTATAGGCTGTGTACCGGCAGTATAATCAATAGAAGTATAATCTTCTAAAAAATATAACCCGCCATCTTCAATACTAAATCTATCTGAAAAACCTTTAGCCTGTACTTTAGCAAATACTTCACTAACTGTAGTAGCGTCTGTAATACCTTTGCTAGGGTCTAGTACAGTTGTGTCATCTATAGTAGCTGAATCAGTTATACCCGCTTTGTTAAAAAACAATGCAGGCAAAGATAATATAGATATAGTTTCAGTAAAAAACTTTAAACTTAAAAAATGTCCTACTTCTATCTTTATTTTGTAGGCGTGCTCGTGTAGTTAACGCAAAGTTTGTAGCCCTCGTAGCAAGGTTAAACGCGGTAGTAGTTACTCTAGCCCGTATTTGTTGCGTAGTGGCTCTTATCTTCACGCAAAGTCCTCTCGCAATCTAAACTGAATTGTATCATACACAGTTTGTCTAGTACCATCAGATAGTACTGTTTCTAATTCACCTTCGTAGTCTCCAGCAGCGCGGTCAAGGTCAGTGCTTTGCCATGATAATACAGCCACTCCATCTGCAGGAGGAGAAGAAACGGCGCATGTCCTACTAAACAAATTAGTAGTAGTTCCTACAGCGCGAAAGTGCATTGTTACAGTAGCACTAGTAAGATCAACAGCCGCACCAGTTAAACTATCAGTAACAGTAAACTGAAGTTGAGGCCCTGTATCGCTGCTTACTAATTCTATTCGAGGGGTTGAAAGTCTTGCATCCATAACGGTCTCCTAAGCAAAGGGTCGCATACGCACAGAAACTGAAGCACGCATATTACCTAGGCTTGCATTAGCTCTATACTCAGAAACCTTAGAAATAAATTGTTTTGCATGATAAGATGCTAACTCTCTGTCAGACCATGCAACTCCAGGGAGTACTAATAGTTCTTGTAGTGTTTTATGTATTATAGCTGGTTCTAATTCGTCCATTATTACTTCATCCATACCCTCAGAATCACGGCTAGGTTTTAAAGCATAAATCATACGTATTGTATAAGTTGCCTCAGCATCTGGAGCTGGTAACACAATATAACTATTAGGGCTAAGCTGTGTAAACACCATAGGTTGTGAGCCGTACAAAGCTATGTCAGCGTCAGTAGTAGAAGTTTTTGCCCAGTTAGGATACCTTCGAGTAGCGTCTTCTAATGTAACTGCCGATAAAGGAGAATCGTTAAGAGAGGCGTACATTACTGTTTGTACAGTAGTTTCTACCGGTTTATTGTAAGCATACTTATAAACACCAGGTGTTAGGTTAAATGTAGGTTGTTCATACCGCCACGCTAAAGTACGTTCGCATGTAGCTATTGAAGCATCTCTAATATACTGTTCTAGCATAGGTAAAGAACACCCTGGTACGCTAGGGTTAATCCTAGCAGCAAGTGAAATATAAGAACGTGTGGCCATTATACAGTCATCCTTTTATACTTATCCCCTGCTAGTCGTCTAGCACGTTCTAATCCGCCGCTTTCACTGTCGGTTAGTTCACGGCTAGTCAAGCCTGCGCCAAGTGAAGCAGTAAATGAATCTAGGAATAATTTAGCACGACCATTGTTTGCATGTTCGTCATCAATAGACTCAGCTAAAAACACAGTGCCGTCTACTAAAGCAGGTAAATAAGCATCAGGAAGAGATGCAATAGTAGCTCCAATAGCATAGTCCGCAGGTATCTGTACGTACTCACCGGTTATTACAATGCCAGAAACAGGTCGCGGATATAGAAAATATCTATTAGGATTTCTAACATGGCGCATATAGTTATACGGAGTACCTGCTGGATCACTAACCCAAGCAGGATAAGTTTGATCTAAAGATTCTCTATTTACTTCTGTTAAAACATTACCACTTTGTACAGAGTAAAGTTCTACAAGCCGTAACGAGTCAGACGGCATAGACTGTATAACAGTATTTGGCGTAGTTGTTATAGTTGTTATAGTAGAAAATAAATCAGGTCTTAAAATAATTACACGTTTTACAGTTTGATTAACAAACCCTAACATTTCAGCGTCAGTGTATCTATAAGACGCAGAGTCAGTATCTTGTACTAACTGTCTTACATCATCAATTACATCTTGCGGTGTCATTCAGGTAACCCCCGTGAAGCATCAGCAGCTAACTCTGGTGCAGTTGTAATAGGAGCTGACTCAAATACGTTTTCAGTAGTAAGGTCTAGCTTGGATTTATTCTTAGCTCTAGTAGCTTTAGCACGTTTTACTTGTAAAGGCTTTAAAAATTTTTCAGGGAAGGCTTCTTCTTCAGTAACTTCTTTTACAAGAGGATGTTTTTCTAAATACTCATCCCATCCATAAATAAAACCGTCATTAATATTTTTTAACCAACGCTGTTTCATACTGTCTTCCTTGTACCTGAAGGCGAAACGGGCCAACTCTGGCGTTTAGAACTAGTCTTTTTTCTAGCCATATCATCTTTTTCTTTTTTTGTCATCCTATCAGATATAGATTTAGGTCGGCAGGCAGGATAACCCCTAGAAGTTTTTTGTGCTGTAGACCTACCACAGGGTTCGCCTGAACTTACGTCTACCCATTTTTCAGCAAACCATTTACCTAAACCTTCTTTAGCCATATTACTTAACCCTATTATCTGAACCAGACCAAGTACCGCCAGCTTGTTTATATTGTTTAGATGCCCAAGCATTAGCATACGCACTAGGGTACACATCAAACTTTTGTTTAGCAGCCCTTATTTTTGCTGCCCATAACTTAGGATTGTTAGGTTTTGCTTTGCCTTTTGCCATATTACCACGCTTTACACGACCAATATCGTGCCTTTGTTTTAGGGCCAGGGTTATCACAATTATGACGTGCTCTAAAATTAGAACGTCTACCCGGCTGTTCTTTTTTGATAGTCATGTTTGGGTCACCGAACATAACTTTTACTACTTTATCACTTTGCCCTTTTACGTAAACCTGAGATTTTTTACGTCCATATCCTGGCTGACCCTTACTAATTCTGCTAGGGCTATTAAGTGTAACGCTTTTACCTTGATACTTAGCCATTAAGATGTAACTCCTTTAATAACTACAAAATTAAGTACTAGTGCTTCACTTAATGCGCCGCCGCTATTATGACGTACACTAATTCTACAACTGCCTGCAGCTACTGCATCTACGGTAAGTATATACCCATCTGCTGTTGCGCCGCTAGCTATGTTTACTATAACAACATCTGTAGCCGCTACAAAACTATTAGTAAGTGTGAATCCAGCTGTAGTATTACTAGACATACTTGCATTATTCATAGTAATTTGCCCGCTTTTAGCGTTTAAAGTTACTGCTGTAGTTTTGTTTGTAGCTTGAGTTACAGTACCGCCACCTGTAGAATAACCAAACTTTCCTGTAAGTTGTACTTCGCCTGTACCGTTAGGAGTTAAAGTTAAATTACCATTAGTATCTGTAGTAGAAATGACATTGCCGTCTAATTTAATGTTATCTACAGAAGCAGACCCTGTACCGATAGATAAAGCAGTAGCAACACCTGTACCGCCATATACTACTTTTTCAGCTGAAGCAGGGCCATCACTAACATGTAGTAGTTGGTCGTAAGTATCTTTAATATCCGAACCAGTTAAATTAGTAGGCATATGTTATCTCCTAAATAAGATGAAAGGGGGCGTTAGCCCCCAATCTTTTAGTTAATTAGCTGCAATCTGCAACTAGCGCCCATAAGCGCATAACAGCAGTATCAGCAGCATTGACAGTTTTAATGTCAATTGTATCTGCAGCAGCATAATACTTACCGTTGCTATACCCAACTACAGTGTTAGGTGAAGCCTCTGCTAGAGCTAATGCAGTAGCATAAGACGCAGCAGTGTTAGCATTTACGCCATCAAGAAACCCATCTGGGTCTGTTGCATCACCAACATCAACAGTACAAGTACCGCCTTCAGCAGTAGTAACATCTAACCCAACTTGCATAACGTAAGTTTTAGCAGGGATAGGCATAACTTCTAAGATGTCGTTC